GAATACCCATTAGGCAAATACAGCCGAGTTAGTTAAGTACGCATTTGTCCCATCTGATAAATATGATATTAAATATGTACCAGCACTTGATACTGTAGTAGCTAAATTTGCATCTCCTTTACTGTTTGCGTGTAATGATATAGTATGCCCACCACTATTAATCAATAGTATGTAGCCAGATTGTCCATCAGCAAAGTTAGTAAATGTCAAGGCAAAGTTACCACTTGGGGTACATTTAAAATTATTATTTGCGTTCATATCAAATGAGCCGTCATTATCTGTCGTCAAAGCATTTCTATTTACACCAGTAAATGCGTTAGTAGTAGCTAATTGTGGTACTGTAGAATCAATAGCTACTGTTACTGTATCGGTAGAACCTACTACTGTATCTATACCTGTACCTCCAGCAATATCTACTGTGTTACCATCCTCTACTGTTTGATTACTACCACTATCGCCAGTTAATGTAAAAGAACTCATAGAACCACCAGTAGTTCCTAACTGTGATAACATTTGAAAAGATGTACCATCATAGATTACAGATACGATTGCATTTTGTTCTATATCACCAGATGCAATATCTTGGTCATTTTTCTTTTTTATATTCTTTGCACCTAAAGCATTTACATTTAAGGTAGAAGCACCACTAGATGCGTTAGCTGCTTTGAAATGAAATACTTGTCCTGCTACATACGCAGTTACTGCTGGTGTCAAAGCGATTGCATAAGTATTAGCACTTCCTGTATCAGATGCTTGAAATATTAATCCGCCATCTTGTATTTGTCCTGCATTTACCCCATCTGTATGTGCAGTACCATCTGCTAGAGAATTAATCTTTTGGCTACCCATATTCATAGCACCTGTCATAGCATTAGATCCATCTTTATTTATACAGGAATTAATACCTGTTGCTAAATCTTGATCGTGGGTATCGTGCCTGTCTGCAACAATTTTTGTTCCAGCATCTCTGTTACTTTGCCATATTGAAGTACCAGTAAACACTCCATCAGACCTTGTATATGTTCCTCCTGACCAACCCATTTTTTTCTCCTTTCGTTCTTTTTATCCTATATTTATTTATAAATCAAATTATTATTGTCCTTGTGTAGATTGGTACAACCTTGATTGCCTTAATAATTCCGCTAGTAAATCTTTACCAGTTAAATTACCAGCAATAGGTGTAGACATTCTTCTTGCAACATTACCAGCTCCATAAGATATGTTTCCTGCTATTCTTGGAGAGGAAGCTGCTAATAAAGGTAAAAGATTAGGATTTAATGTTCCTAAACCATAAGCACCTACACCAGTTGTAATAGCTGATAAACCTTTAGGTGTTAAAGGACTAAGTGCTTGACCTGCCAACCTTGTAGATATATTTGGATTATAGTCTTCTAATGTATCTAATAATTCTCCCCTACTAGCAAATCTTGATTCTCCAGCATCACTAAATACTGATTTTAATTTTCTTAAAATAGTAGATTTATTTGCATTATTTGTAGATAATTCTTTTACTATTTGAGTTTGTAAATTAGTAGCATCTTCATATTTTTTCATTACTTTATTATAATTTTTTACTTTTTTAGAAATAAGATTTTTAACTGCATTTCTTGCTCTTGTTACTATAATATCTGCTTTTCTACCTTTAGTAAGTGTATTCGGATATAAATTATCAATACTTCTTTTTAATGAATCTGCTCCCAAAGCATTTTGTAAATTAGGGTCTGATTGATACTCTTTTATTTTCTTTTTAATTTTATTTAATAAATCTACATCAGCTTTTTCTAATTCTAATTTACCTAATGTAGTAAAACTATCTTCTATTTTACTAATTTCATTATCTAATGATGATAAATCAATTTTTCTTTTTTCTAAATTTAATTTGTTTTTTTCTATATTAAAAGTGCTTTGTTTATTTTCTTTAAAACCCTCTAATGCTTTTTGCACATCTTCTACAATTAAAGTTACATCTTCTTTTCCTTCTAAATTTTTAATAAAATCTTGTCTTACTTTAGCATCATTTGATTTCCCTGCCTCATAAGCTAAATTTAAAACATTTTTTCCTGTTCCTGAAGCCAATCCTATTGCTGGAGTTATTACTTTACTCGCTACTTTTTCTGCTCCTTTAAATGCTACATTAGCTGGATCAATAGCACTTGTATATTGTCCAACTTTTTGTATAGCTTGTGTAACTTTACTTCCTGTGCCTAATGTTCTACTGGCTAAAGCTCCACCGCCTGTAAATGGTATAGATAATACTGCTGTTAAATCACCCACAACTCCAACAGGGTCAGTTAAAAATGATTTTTTAACATTTTCAATCCCACCATATCTATCAGAAAAATATTGACCTACTTGTCTTGCTAATTGTT